TAGTGACCTACGCTTGCTCAAAAGGCCATGTAAAGTATTGGTTAGATACGATGATGGCATTACCGCAATGATGCGAATAGTCATGCTTGATAGAGATGACAGGATTTTGCAGATTGTAACTAAACCTGCTGAAATTGGTCGCAGAGAAGCAATGGAATTTACTGCTGAGGATTACTCTGAAAATGGATGATACAATTAGAATCCGTGGTGGTAAGGAATTATCTCAGTTCTTACAGCAACTACCATTAAGAATTGAAAAAAATATTATGCGTTCAGCTTTAAGAGCTGGAGCAGGTGTTATTGCAAAAGAAGCAAAAAATAATGTACCAATAAAATATGGTAAATTAAAGAAAAGCATAAGAACTGGCAGTAACGCAAAAAAAGGACATGTTGAGGCTTATTTGTTAGCTGGTGGAAGAAGTAATAAGAAAGAAAAAGATAAAAGTGCTTTCTATGCTACTTTTGTTGAGTTTGGCACTGCTGCTCACATTATTAAAGGTAAAGATGGTGGAATGTTAAGATTTACGGCTAAAGATGGCAAGTCCATACAAACGCCACAAGTATCGCACCCAGGTGCTATAGCAAAGCCTTTTATGCGACCAGCTTTAGATACAAAAGCTAATGATGCTGTTGAAGCAGTTGCAAAAAGAATTAGAGAGCTTTTAACTAAACAAGGTATTAATACTGTAGCTCCTGAAGGAAGTGATTGATGTCAGCAGAAAAAGTCATATATAATTTACTTTCGACAGATGCAGCTTTATTAGTGCAAGTACCTAAAGTAAGAATTTTTCCTAGTTTAATACCACTAGGAACAACTTTGCCAGCTATAGCATATATGTTAGTATCTAGCACAGAACAAACTGCTATCGGTTTAACTTCTGAAATATATAGAAGCAGAGTTCAAGTTACTATTGCAGCGAAAACTTATCCTCAAGTTAAGGAAATCGCTGCATTAGTAGTAGCAGCTTGTAACCATAAGCAAGGTACGTTTAATGGGGTCAAAACTGATAGTGTAATAAAAGACGTGGTTAATGCGGATTTTAGAGATGATGAAGTAGGTATATTCTACTCCACCATTGATTTCCGTATTGTTCATAGCAATTAATTTAATTTTTAAGGAGTATTATTATGGCACTTGGAACCGTAGCAGGAACCGTAGTTAGTATCAGTGCAGCCGCCCCAGCAACATTTGATGGAACTGGCTACGCTGCTTTAACATGGACAGTAATTGGTAATATTGATGATGGTGGTGAGCATGGTCGTGAATATGCAGAAGTTACGTTCAATCCTATCAACACTCGTGGCACAGACAAATATAAAGGCTCATTCAATGAGGGTACTAAGACCTTATCAATTGGCTATAATTCTGATGACGCTGGTATGATTGTTTTAAAAACAGCTTTACTTTCAGACAGCAATTTCAGCTTTAAAGTAGCTTACCCAGATGGTGATTTTGATTACTTCCAAGCTAAAACATTGTCATTGAAAAAAGCAACTGGCGGTGTTGATACAATGCGTATGGCATCTGTAAGTTTGTCTATTACTACAAACGCAGCAGGTGTTGGCATTGTTGAAGTATTGGCACCTTAGTAGTTTTTGAGGCTAGAGCATTAGCTGACAAACCGTGTTCCTCCGTCACGCGCCTCATCTTTTTACGGAGTTTTTTTCACGGAGAGTATTATGTCTAAAGATTTTGATTTATCGCAGTTTGAAACAATAGATACGGCAACTTTAACAGTTCTCAACCCAAAAGGTGAGGACTTATTGTTTAATGGTAAAAAAGTATTAATTAATGTTTATGGCCCAGGCTCTAAAGAATTTGTTAATGCTAAATACAAATTAGATAATGCAGTTCAAACACGTTCTATTGCTATGCTACGCGGTAAAGCATCTAAAAATGCAGCAGAAGAAACACGTCAGTTGCAAGCTGAGTTTTATGCAGCAGTTACAGCATCAATTGATAATTTCCCGATTGATGGCGGTGCATTTGCTTTATATAGCAACCCAAAACTTAACTACATTACTGAGCAGGTAGAAAAGTTCCTGAATGAAACTGAAAATTTTATGCCGAGCTTGCCAACGAAGTAATAACATTTGTCAGGTATTATGTATGGTTATACACGATACCTGATAAGCAGGAAGTTAGTCGAATAGAGCAATACGAAGAATCTGGTGCAGAAATATTATGGCCAGACTTAACTTGTAGATATTTATTTGACTACTTAATGAGTGCTGGTGCTTGTATTAACACAGGAATGGGGCAAGCGCCATTGAGTTGGCAAGAGTTAGCATCATGGCAAGAGCAAAATGGATTTACCCTAAAGCCTTGGGAATTAAGTATAATAAGGAAAGCCTCTGCGGTATATGTTGAGCAAGTGCATTTATCTAGCAAGATAGACTGTCCACCGCCAGGCAAAGTAGTTGAGCAAGACCAATCTAAGCTGGCTCAACATATTAAAGGTATTTTACGCTAGAGGTTCATTATGGCTCTTTCTGCTGGTTCAATTGAAATTAAATTATTTGCTGATATAGCGCGTCTGCAAGCAGACATGAACAAGGCAAATAAAAGTGTTGATACCGCAATGCGGAACATCGACAAGTCCGTTACAATGGCTAAAAACGCATTTAGCGGACTTGCTGGTGCTTTCGGAGTGGCTACCATATTAAAAACAGCCGATGAGTATAAGAAATTTGATGCTCAACTTCAATTAGCTACAAAAAATCTTGATAAATATAATATAGCCTATCGTGATGTAGTTAGGATTTCTCGTGAATCACAATCTGACATTGGCTCTATTGGTATTCTATATGCACGTCTAACAAATAACTTACGCGACTTTGGTACATCTCAAAAAGAGATTGGAATGATTACCGAATCTGTTGCGTTAAGTTTGCGTGTTTCAAATGCAACGGTTCAAGAAACCAACTCTGTCATGTTGCAACTTTCTCAGTCATTTGGCTCTGGCAAAATAAACGGCCAAGAGTTCTTAGCCGTATCTGAAGGCGCACCAATGATTATGAGGCAGTTGGCCAAGTCATTGAATGTGACTTACGGTGAACTGAAAAACATGTCAACACAAGGTGAGTTGACTGCTGAAGTATTAGCCAAAGCATTGACTGACCCTGCTTACCTTGCTGGATTGCAAGAACAAGTTAGGTCAGTTGGTACTATCTCAAGCGCCATTACAGTTCTTAAAAATAACTTTACATTATTTATTGGAGAGGCTGATAAGGCTGATGGCATTTCTAAAAAAATAAGCCAAACAATATTATTATTAGCTGATAACTTAAGCCTACTTGCCAATGCAGCTTTAGTTGCAGTTGGGGCGCAATTAGGTAAATTTGTTATAGGCATAAATGCTTCTATTCGTGCAAGTCAAATTCGTCAAATTGAAATTGTTAAAGAAAATCTATTATTAAAAGAAAAAGCATTAGCTGAAGCAGCCTCAACAGCAGCATTGGCAAATAATGCTAGGGCAACAACAGCATGGGCGGCTGCTAACTCAGTAGCCATGCGCGAGCAGGTTGTTTTAAACAATGCTGTTGCAGCAAGTTCAACATTGGCAGCAAGGGCTATGACAGGCTTTAAAGTTGCTGTTGCAGCATTAGGTGGCCCAATTGGTATTGCAATTACAGGTTTTCTATTGTTTGGCGATACTATTCTTAGATGGATTGATAAAGCTCGTGGCCTCACTCCAGTAATAAAAGAAATCAATGATGAATACGAGCGTCAAAATAAATTAAAAGCTCAAGGTATCGCTATTGATGATAAACAAGCATCATCAAAAAGCCAATTAATTGCAGAAATCCAAGCTCTTGATACTTACAAGAAAAAAATAGATGCAGTTAAAAAAGCTGGATATTCTTCTTCAATATTTGGCGGTGTTACAAGCAATAAAGCAGAATTAGTAGAATTAAATGCAAAAGTTTTAATAAGTCAAAAAAGAATTAACGATTTAAAATTTTCTATTGCTCAGGCGGCTGATATTGAGAAAAATGGAATAGTTAAAGTATCAGAAGAATATACGAAGTTAAGCGAAAAACTTGTAACTCAAAAAGAATTGGCTATTGCTTATAGCCGAGATATGACAACCATAATGGTTGAAGGTAAAAAAGCTGGATTGCCTGATTCTGAAGTTATCGCAAAATTAGAGATATTAAAAGAAAAATATGACAAAGCTACTGGCGCTACTAAAGAGGCAACTAAAGCTAAAAAAGACCAAGCTAAGACATTAAAAGAATTGCAAGATGAGTTAAGAGCTGAAGATTTATTGGTAGAGCGTTCTGCTAATATTCAAGAGCTATTAAAAGAAAAAATGGATGAAGTTAATAAAGTCCAAATTGAAACTCAAAAAAATCTTGATGACAAAATAGCCAAACTAATTATTGAGATTGATACTTACGGTAAAACAGAAGCCGCCATTGAAGCGACTAACTTGTCACGCCTAACAGAGCGCAAAATCTTGCTTGAAGCAAGAGGAGAGAATGTTGATGCTTTAAATGCTGAGATTGCAGCTCGTATGCAATTGGTTGAGTTGACTGCCAAGAAAGAGCAATTAGACAGAGATAAAAAAGAAGCTGATAAAGAAACTAAAGATTCTTTAAAAGAAGAAGCGTCAATGGTTAAAGAACTTGAGCGCATTTACGATGGCTTTGCTAGAAACTCAGCTCAAGCTATGACTGACTTCTTTACTAATACTAAGACAAGTTTCTCAGATATGATTAACTCAATATTAAAAGACTTGTTACGATTAAGTATTCAAAAAAGCATAACTGAGCCATTATTTAATTCAATTAATGGTATGTTTGGTTCATCTGGCGGTATAGCTAATGTCATAGGCGATTTTTTTGGAAGTGTTGGTGGCATGACACCAAGCCCATCATTTGATAGCTATTACAATATGAACTCAGGTGGCGGCAGAGCAGCTGGTGGCCCTGTTAATCCTAATCAAAGTTATTTGGTTGGTGAGCGTGGTAAGGCAGAAATGTTTGTTCCACAAGCTGCAGGAACTATTGTTCCGTTAAGCAAAATGGGTTCTAATGTGTCTGTTGTAATCAATAACAACAGCTCATCACAAGCCTCTACCAATGAAACTGTAGATAGCCGTGGAAACCGTAAAATTGAAGTTACGATTGGTGACATGGTTGCTGGTGAAATTAGACGTAATGGCTCTGGTGCTAACCAAGCGATTCGCAACACATTTAATGCAAGACCAACATTAGTAGGAAGATAATTATGGCAACATATACTTGGCCTCCAACACTACCGACAAGTGCTGATTCTCAGAGTTATTCTGAGATTTCAGGCGCTCTTGTATTAGTAAGCCCAATGGATGCTGGGCCAGCCAAAATGCGTTACAGAGGTCAAAAGCCAAGTCAATTTAGCATTGAGATGGTAATGAATAACACACAAATAGCCACCTTAGAAACATTTATCAATACTACATTGAGAGGTACGGCTAGATTTGACTTTACACACCCTAGAACTCAAGTTAGTATTGAAACAAGATTTGTTCCATCATCAGATGGCAAATATTTTAATATTTCTTATTTTGCACCTGACTTATATAGAATTTCATTCTCACTAGAGCAAATGCCATGAGTAGATTAAGTTCATTTTCACCAGCCGCATTAAAGGCTATGTTTAGCCCTGATGGTGACGATACTCTAGCCGTCTTATTAACTATTACTGGTGAAGGCATAACAACTCCAATTAGGTTGGCTGATAACTATACTGAACGTATTAGCGTAACAGCAGATGATGTTGTTTATGGCATACATAGTCGTGGCAATGATTATATATTTCTTCCATTTCAAATTACATTACCATCTGAGGAAGCTGATGCAGCGCCTCGATGCCAAATTACTTTGAACGATGTAACTAGATACCTTACACCAACAATACGTTTGGCTACTACTGCATTAAATGTAAGCATAGAATTGGTATTAACCAGAACGCCTGATGTATTAGAAATTTCATTTCCAGGGTTTTTAATGAGTGGAATAACGTATAATGCTAATAGCATAGTGGCAGATTTGAATGTAGAATCTTTGGCAATTGAACCTTTCCCTGCCCATACTTTTACACCGTCTTATTTCCCAGGATTATATTAATGAAAACATGGTGGAATGATTACATTAGTCTTAAATACCTCAAAAAAGGCCGTGATAAAAACGGCATTGATTGTTGGGGTTTAGTTAAGTTAATCTATAAAGAACAATATAATATTGAGCTTCCATCGTTTGCCGAAGAATACGAGGCAGAGCAGCAGACTAAAATAGAGCAACTTATTGCCCTTGGTAAAGAGGGATGGGAAAAAGTTGAAACACCTACCATTGGTGACGTTGCACTTCTTCGTGTAAACGGTTTATTTATGCACGTTGGGGTCGTAGTATCACCCAATCAATTTATTCACGTCAGCGAGCATACAGATACTACCGTTGAGCGTTTTGACACTGGAATATGGAAGCATCGCGTTGAAGGTTTTTATCGTTACGTTGAAAAAGTAAATGTTGGTGATTTAACGCTTGCCATTAAACCCCATCCGTTAAAGACTGAGCGAATTGATGGTCAAGTTCCTGCAAACTCATCTATTGCAGAAATTATTGAGTTTGTTAAAACGCAATACCCTGTTGCTCAAGAATATAACTTTAATCCAGTTATATTTGTTAATGGTAAATTAGTGCCGCAAGAAGAATGGCACATTGTTCCATTGCCAGGCGATGTTATTCAATATCGTGCTGTTGCTGAAGGTAATGTGTTAAAAATGATATTGAGCATTGCCATTGTAGTGGCGGCTGCTTATATTGTTGGCCCACAAATGCTTGCATTGGAAGGATTTGCAGCAGGAGCAGCACAAGTTGGTTTAACAGTTGTTGGTAATTTATTACTAAATGCTATATTTCCAGTTAGGATGCCAACACAAGAAACACCTGGCACAGCATTAGCTCAAAACCTATTACAAGGTGGTAGTAACCAAGCCTCTCAATACGGTGCCATTCCTGTTGTATTGGGTCAAATGCGCTTTACAGGTTTGTTAGGCGCACAGATATATGCAGAATCAAACACAGACACATCTTATTTAAGAA